CTAGTTGTTGTTGTCTTGCTGCTTGATTTATATTATATAGCTCAGATTGTAAACCAAAGTCTTGTAATCTTTCTGCGGAAGCTAGTTGTCTTGCTTGTGGCCCTAACTCAGCTAATGCCCTAGATTGTGCTAAACCTAATCCGTAAGCATCAGGGCTAACCATTCCTGTACCTGCCCCAGCACCTGCTGCTCCATCTGCTAATTGTAAACCTAAACGACCTGACCCAAATAAATCACTTCTTAATTGTTGTCTTTGTCTTTCTAATTCAGGTTGTAATAGAGCAGTTTGCTCTTGTAATATTTGTTGCTCCCTTGCTCTTAAATCGTCACCCGTATAATCAAATGTAGGGATAGGGGCTTGTGCCTGTTCTAAGTATTGAGAGAGTAAGGGGCTAGTTGCTAGTAACCCTTGCTCGTACAACGCTTGTAATTCGGGGGTTAGTTCTTGTTCAAATCTAAACCCTTCTCCCTCTCTAGTGCCTGTTGCTGTACCTGCTAAACCTGTATATGTAAACGGTTCAAACTTAGCTCCGGCTGCAGCTTTAGCTGGCTGTGCCTTTTCTCCACCTAATATTTTTCCTATACTACTACCCATTTTTTATCTCCTTAGTTTCATTTCGTTTTCTCCAGACCTGATGTAACAAACCATCTAGGCCCATCTCTGTGCTATATAATTCAAATTTGTACATTTCTAAAAATTTCCTATGTTTGTTATCATCAGTATTTTCATGTAAAGCATATACATCTTGTTTGTATAATCTTAGTATTAAATCTAAACTGTGTTGTAAATCTTTCCTTGTTTTCTTATTCCATTTGTAAACATCACAATGTAAAAATAATTTGTCTTTGTACTGCTCTGTAAATATTGTATAATCTTTATAAAGTATTACAGGTACTTTCATTAAGCAGTTCTCTTCCACATATATACAACTATGTAAGGTTGTAAGTTAGCATTTGTTGCACTAGAACCTTCAGTTGAGTTAGTTGTAGAAACGGTAATACCTGTTGTTACTGCCTCAGTTTTACCATGTGGGTCTCCTGTTCTAGCACCGTTTGGCCCAGTTGCAGTTCCTGATACAGCGTAAATTGGAAACTCTGTACCTTGTGCAGATAAATGAGCATGGCTTGGGTCTGTTACTGAAGAGGTGGCTGTATGAGTGTGACTTACTAATGTAGCATCTGCACTACCACCTGTTTCTTCTAATGTATCAAATGCTGTATCACTACCATCTATACCTACTAAAGTACGCCCTGTACCAAATGCTGTCCAAGTACCAAATCCTAATAAAGTTCCCGGATTGGTAGATACTCCTGCTTGTGTATATATAGTTCCTACTGGGAATAAAGCTTCTTTAGTTGCAGCAACTGCAGTATCAATCGCATCTTTTATAAATGCTGTTGTACCTATTTGTGTTGAGTCTGTACCTGCAGTAGCTGTTGGAGCTGTTGGTGTACCTGTTAGAGCAGCATTATTAGTATCAGCTTTACTGTTTACTGCTGTCTGTATGGCATCAAATTCATCATCTATCTCTGTACCTTTTACAATCTTATTTGCATTACCTGTAGATAACGCATCCTTTGCTGCAAAGTCTGTTGTTTTTGAATAATTACTCATTATATAATCCTACCCTGTTTAGTGTAAATGTCTAATTTTTGAACGCTTAATAACGCCCCATCTATTGTTGTTTCAATACCAAGTTGTACTATTGAACCTGAACCTGCTACTGAAGAATCAAGTCTTTCCAAAGAAATACCTGATTGATATTCTGCTACTGTTGCTGCATTACTTCCGTATTCAGCTATTCCGTATTCTGATACTGCTGACTGACTTAAAGTAAATGGAAAACTAAAATAATTAGTTGTATAATCAAAACCACACTTTAAAGTAAATGGTTGTGCTGAACTTCCAATAGCTGTAACTGCTGCACGTTTTAATAATTTAATTATATTAGGTGCATTAAAGTCAAAGTGATTAGTAAAGTATGACATAGTATATGAACTACCATTATCGTTATAACCACTATATTCAGCTATACCATTTGTTTGTGTTAGATACATAACTTTACTAGTAGCATCATAAACATAATCAGTATGGTCTAAATTATTCCAAGTAGTTACTCTTAATGAAGCATCTTCTAAAGCACCTCTAGTATCAAATACAAATACTTGTGCTGCTTCCGGTAAACTAATTAAATAAAAAGCTTCTTCAGGAAAGTAACAAGATTTTACTAAACTTAAATCACTTTCTCTGTTTACAATATCCATAAATGTATCTCTAATATTTTTAGATAAATCATTCATTGGTTGTGATTTTTCTTGTATTACTCTACCTAATGAACGTAATCCAGTAGCCGATAAAAATATAATATCATCTCCTATATTTTGTATACTGTCTCTAGCAATACACCCAACACCTTCTATAACTTCTACTAAATGTAAAGTATTTACATCAAAACTTCCTTGAAAACTATCTCGGTCAGAAAATATAATAATATTATTTTTACAAAATACAATTAATCTACCATTATGACCACCTAACCCTGTAATAATATCTTGACCTTTTGGTAGTATGCCCGATATATTTAATGTACCTGCACTACCTGTATTCCATTCTACACCATTTAATAAATTACTAAAGTATACTGTAGTCTTATTATTTACTGTATCAGCAGCCCATAAACGACCAAATTCAGAAACAACAATATTAGCTTCTGGAGCTGTACCTGTATAGTCAGCGTGTTGGTCTACACTTTTAAATTCATTAGGTGTAGTTTCATTTGTATAATATAAAGGTTTATAATCTCTTTGAAAGAAATATGCTCTATCGTTTAATGTAGCACTACTCCAATTACCAGCACTAATAGTATCAGTAGTGGTAGGGGTGCGTTCTGTTAGTGTAGTTAGCCCTGTATAAAATTTAGTACTAGACCAAGACACTAAAGTATTAGTTCCTGCTATATCTAAAAAAGGGTGCATACCTTTTAAATTAACATCTGTACCACCGGAAGTAGTACGGTATGCCCAACCCTTTCTTGCCCCTAGTCTGCCAAACTCATCTATAATACAATTATTAGCTTCTAAAGCAAAACTAGGGTCATTAGCTACACTAGACTCTTGGGTGTTTAAACCTAAAAATGCTGGGGCTACTAATGATGCTGTTAATAAATTTTTTGCCATTATACTGTACTCACTATAAATGGTAATTCTTCTACAGTAAGGATACAAGATACTCCTGTAGACCCCGCACTTCCTTGTATTGTAGTTCCCGACTCAAGCATTACATAACCACCATTTGATTCTAATTGAATAAAATCACCTGACCCTAAAGATTTAGAACCAAGCACTTTAATTGTTACTCCGTTACTAATTTGTAATACTACATTACTAATTGTAGAACCTGTACCATTAGAGACAAAAGCTAATACCCATTTTGCTCTTATATTATCAGGAACTGTATATAATGTAGCAATACTTGTTGGTAAGTTTTCTGTTAGTATACTTCTAGCTTTCATACCAAAGACTTTCCTCCGGGTGTTTAGCTGCATCTAAAGCTATTGCATCTTGTAAGGCATTATTTGCTCTAGCATATGCACTTGTTGTAGTAGCACCACCATCTTCGCCTCTTTCTTCTACAGCTAGTGCATAAGCTAATAGTTCAATAGGTTTAGTTGGTACGCTAAAAGTATCTGCATCATTTTCTAATTCTGCACTTCTTAATATTACATTAAAATAAATTGTATAAGCTCCATCAGGTATTGGGTATAAATCAACTTGTGTATCCCCGTCAGAACTTATACCGTTAAAACAATAGTAATAGGGTGAGCCTGTTGCTGGTTCTGTATTTAAAAATAAATTATTAAAATCATGTGAACTTTTTTGTTTTAAGAAAAAATCATCAGTTTGATTTATAACATCTAATACTGTTAATCTATTCTGTGTACCATTAAGTTCATAATTAAATATACCATTGGAAGTGGTAGCTGTTAGTGTATTACGAAGTCCTGACCAATGCCAAGCATTCTCTACATCTATTAAAGCATCATTAACTAACACCCCTATTAGTTTAGAGTATGTTGTTTCATCTACAGATGCTACAGTTCTTTCTCTTAATCGTTTTAAAATATTATTTACTACTTGTAAGTATGTCATTTTATATTCCTATGTTGTACGGTACTTTCTTACTTTCTTTGCTACCTTTTTAGGTTGTGCTACAAACTGTTTACCTTTCCTATTACCTTTTGCTTTAGCAGCATTAGTAGCTCTTTTCTCAGCGGGTGTTAAAGCATTCCAAGCTGCATCCGGTAAGTATCTTCTTTTACCATTACTAGGTTTACCGCTGGATGTTCTCCACTTTTGCCTAGTCCACTTGCTTAAACTTTCTTGGCTTTTACTTTTAGCCACGATAGCCACCACCTTTAGCTTTATATTGTTTAGCTAGCATTTGAGCTTTACGAGCTGACCATTGTCCGGGCTTACCACCCTTACTACCTGCTTTAATTTTGTTAAAAAGATTTTTACGCATAGTAGGTTTAGTATAATTACCTGCTTTATTTACTGTACTTTTTCTTGTTTTCTTTTTTACCATTTTACTTTATCCGCCCAGTAAGCTGCTGACATTTTTCCTTTAGCTATATTTCTACCATGTCTAGCTTTAAATGATTTTCTTTTTGCTTTCATTCTAGCTGACTCCCCTGATTTAGGTTTACCTGCTGTACTAGCCCCTTGTTGTCCAAATCTTATGGTCTTTACTTTATCACCTTCTTTAGCAACGACTACATGAGATTTCTTAGGGTGGTTAGGGGTACGTTTAGGTTTATTAAAACCACTAACTCCTGCTCTTGTTAATCTACTATCTTTTTTCATAATTTATGTGGCATCCTTCCACGAAAGTATAGTCTACGGTATTGCCCATTAATTTTTCTATCAGGGTGTGCCGCCATTATTTTTGCAAGTTTATACATATTGCCTCCTCTTATAACTTAGTTATACCACCAAAGCTAGATAACCATACTATTAAGCTTATAGAAACAACACCCATAATCCACATTAGTTTTTTAGATACACTTTTACCTACTTCAGCATATACTTTTTCTAATGCCCTATTAGCTGCTTTTTCTGCTATTCTATCTATGTCAGCTTCAGTTAAACATTTTTCATTTTCTTTCATTAATTATCTCCTAGCTTTTAGGGTATTTGTCTTTAATTACTAGTGCCATTAGTCCGCTTCCGCTATGGTGTTACCATCAATAGCTGCCCATGCTTGTACTGTTTGATAGTCTGCGTTGTCTGTTGCATTTGG